GAGGCTGTCTATGTAGCCTGCCTCTTGGCGTCGAGTAAACGCAAGGCTGTTAGCGGCCAACGCGCATTGGGTCAAAAATGTCGTATCAAGTGCCGACGCTGTACCAATACCTAACCAGTCCTCAATTTGCGTGGCCGTAATCCACGTGCAAGTTTCGGTAAACGTAATTGTGCCGCTGGCAGCGCTGCGTTGTACGTTGCTACCCGTGCATGAATAGAGAACCTGATTAGGTACCGGTACTTCGTAATCGTAAAGTAAATCACCGTACTCATCTACGCCAATAAACAAATACTCAGGTATAGCCCGAACGGTGAACGTGCCGTTAAAAGGTACGCCAACTGTTGCAACTGTAAAACTTCCGCCTACTACTAAATCGTTTGGCGTGAGGGTTTGCAGTACTGCGAAGTTGTCCAGTAACTGTTTATGGGTGACCGAGTAGACGGCCATAACTGGCCTACCTTTCGGTTATCAGACGAACTTAACGAACTTGGTTGCGTCTGCCATGAACGCGGCTGCATAGCCACGGTAGGCAATAGTGCGGCCAAGTGTGCTAGGTACGTCTACCGAAATAGCGCCCTTTTGCTGTTCGTAGAACTCGAACCCTGCTGCTGGGCCTGCTGCGTGACCCATGAACGAACCCGGTGTATTCTTGTCTACGACAAGTACCAAACCTAGCGGGTTACCGTTCCATGAGTTGGCTGACAGTTCGCCCGGTGCGTTCATAGCGCCGATCTGTGGGAATACTGGTCGCTTAGTGCTGTCCACCAATGAACCCAACGCGGCCCACGTACCCGGTGTAACCACCATATGGGTAGGTAGGTAGTTGCTGTTTGCGCTGATCTGACGGGCGCCTTCGTAAATTGCGGCGATCCAGTCCTCAGGGTCTGAAGTGTCGGCTACTGCTGAAGTTTGTGTAATTGCTGCATGGCAAGTATCTACCGCGTAATTGTCGGTTGCTTGACCGTAAGCAATTGCCAATTGGTTTAACACAATGTTGATCGAGGCTGGGTCTGTCCAGTCCAAATCTTGTTCGGACATTGTGACGTAAGTACCAAACGTCAATTTGTTTACGTTGTTATTTGCAACGGTAACAGTGCTTGGGTCAAGCGGGTTAAGTTGGCCGGTTGGTTGCTGGGTAACTGTTGGGCGTACCGTGATAACTGGGCGGCGGAATGTTGCGCCGCTTTGTGGCATGGCCTTAGCGCCGATTGCAGAAACGAACGGACGAATAGGGTTAAGTCCGTCGTAAACAGTGCCGGTAATGATCTCAGGCAAAATACCCGGGGTGTCAGCGGTTGTAATGTTTGGCGCTGCTGCCTGAATACGTGCGTTCATTTCGGCAAGTACGCCGCCGCCTTGCAATGTTGCAGCGATAAACTCGCTAGCAGTTGGCAACTTAAAGTTGCGTGGCTGCGCGTACAATGGCTGGGCCAATGGTGCGGCTTCGATAACGGCTGGGGTTTCTACTGGGTTTGACATTTCGTTATTCTCCTCTACGGGTTCCTGTTCACTATTTAACTCTACTTCGTCGGGCTGTTGGTGGATACTGGCGGCCACTCGATCTACTGACGCGCCAGCAAACGCACCAAACGGCACGAGGCTTAATTCTTGCCATTGGGCGGCCTCAATAATCATTACGCCCTCAGCGTCATAACTAAACTTTGTGGGGTTTACGCCTACCGATACTGCGTCTAGAACGCCGTCAGCGGCCAGTACTAGCGCTTCGTTTCCTAGCGTGGTTTCGCTTATGCGGGCTTCGTACATCATTCCGCCGGGTGTGTCTACCATGGCGGTTACCAAACCTACAGCCTGCGTGCTGTCATGGCCCAAATATAGTTTGGGCATTTTGCCGCCAGCGTCAAGGCTGCCCGGCATAAACATAACTTTAGTGCCGTCGCTTACTGTGGCCTGCACGTTGTACGGCAAGGCAAGGCCCGCGAGTGTGCGGCGTGGCATGCCGTCGGGGCCTGCCGCGTCAAGTGTTAATTCTTGTTGGGTTAATTTAAGCATTGGGCATTACTCCAGTTTCGGCAGTGTCGTATTTGTCGTTTTCTTTTTCCATTAAATAGTTTTCGCTGAGGTAGTCCTCTATGTCGAACTTTACGTACGTGCCGCGTGGTAGCACGTTGTCAGCGCTTAGCGTTTCGGCTATGCAGTCCATAAACAATTTGGCGCCAAACATATACAAATCTTGGCGCGCTTGTGTGCTGTTTTGGTATGAGTAACTTCCCGTTGCTACGCCTAACAGATATGGCGGGCAGTTTGCTAGCCGGGCTATTTCTAGCGCCTGATATTCTGAGGCCTCAACCAACATTTGTTTACTGGGGTCTGTAGTGGTTTCGGTGTAGGTAACAAACTCATTTAAGGCGGCCACGGTATTGGTCATGCGACAGGCCTCGAAGTTTTGCGACAGTTGCTGCAACTCCTCAGCCGATAACGGTTCACCGCCAATTTGGCGCAAAACGCCGTTCGGCAGCGAATTACTTGCTGACCTCATACGGCTGGCTTCTAATTTAAGCGAAGTTAAAACAGCGTTAGGGCTAGTAAATAACAAACCCTGTATAGGGCTAATAAATTGTACGACGTCTCTATGATCTACTGGCAAGCCGCTAAACATTATTTGTTTAGACGGTGCAAAAAAAACGGGGCCTGCCTGATCTTGGGTTAATACCATGGCGCTAGGCATACGCTGAAACGCACTAGGGAAACCGTCAGCAGTGCGCGCGGTGATCGCTAAAAACGCCCGCTGAGTGAAAAAAAGATCGTCAAATAACCATGCAAACGTGGTGCTGTTTGGTAGCGCTGGGTCTAAACGTCGCAACCAACTACGCGGTGCGATATTTATTTCTTCCATTTCTTCGCCGTTCCACATTTCTTGGTATTGCTTTAATGGCGTGCAGCCAATGACCGACGCTAAAAGATCGCGGGCGCGAGTAATGGCCGGCACACTCATAGCGCGTTGGCGATTATTGCCTTGCGTAAACGCATAAAAGTTATCGAGTTGCGACATACCTACGTTGCTGCCGGCGGCGGCCTTTACTACAGGTTCGCGGCTGTCAGCGGTAGCACGTGTAAAAAGGCCCATAGGTTTAGTTTGCCATATCTAGTAAAAGTTTGGTGGCACTGACTAGGCCCGATCAGTTCCCGACGAAAAGACTAGGTAACTTCCAGCCAGTGCCAAACCAATACTAGCCAGCAGCGCTAACTATTATGGGTTTGCCCATAGCGGCAGGTTTGCCGGCTAAGGCAACAGCAAACACTAAACAGCGTGCCATAGAGATAGGCCCGGGTGATCGTTGCGAACTTATAACTATGTTGCCATTGTGTTTAACCAGTACCGCCTTTTCGACGTGTTCGGTTAGTAAGTGTTCGCCGTTATGCAATAGGCGGCCCTCAACAATGATCGAACGCGCGGCAGCAGTCCAGCGGTTTAGTTCACGGTAGCCAACAATGGTTGCCCGTCTCGATAGGTGAGGCGGGCAGTGAACTTCCAGCGACGGCACTATAGCCAGTTTAAGGTTTGGCGCTTTAACTATTTCGGCCTCAACATGCCGCCACATTTCGGCCATAGTGTCAGCAACGAACGCGGTTACTACGTGAGTTTTTGTTCCCGATATGACAGCGCGCACGCCGTAAAAGTGGCCGCTATCCTCGCCTACCTCAATTGCTAGCACTCCGCCCGGTGGGGCTACAGCGTCAGTTTGGCAGGCTGCAAACTGCCCGGGTTCTAACCAGCCAGCAGCGGCAGCAGTCCACGTATTAACCGAACTTCGTAGAAACGCGTTACGGTTTGGGGCCTCAGCCTCAGCGGCGATTACTTCCATATCGAGGGTGTAACCCAACGCTGGGTTAGCCATGGCCCACGCGGCAGGGGTCATTAAATCCATTTTGGCGGGGTCAGGTGACCACTCAGCAAAGTAAAGGCCGCCCGGCTTGCGTTCGTCAATAGCCCGTAAACCCTGTTCCCGCCAACGCAACATGGCCACGCTGCTACTATCCCCCGCCGTACTCCACATACTGCACAAAGGGTTTTTGCGGGCGCGTTGGGTAGGCAAGAGGCCTTGGTCTATGGCCTCAGTACTGACCGCCCACGCCTCATCTATTATCAGCAAATCAACGCTGTAACCGTGACCAGCGCCCGGGGTAGCAGCCCTAACATGCCAAACGCTGCCATCAGGCATAGTTAGTTTTTGGCGGCCATAACTCCACGAAACTTCAGCCCCGCATTTAACTTCCAGTATCGGCGCCAAATAATTAAACAGCGCTGTAGCCAAATCCAATTTGTGCGCCACGCTAATAACCGTTTGCGGGGTACCCCGTTCCCGTGCCTCATTTAGCAACCAGTCGCCAAGTAGCGAGGCTATGCAAACTGTTTTACCATTTTGCCGGGCGACACTAACCAAACTGACGCGAGGCCTGCTGCCGTCATCAGCAACAGCGGTTTGACCATGCAACGCGCGTACCTGCCACGGCATTAACTCGACGTCAAGCACGTCACGGGCAAACCCCAATATGCGGCTAGCGCTAGATCGTTCGTCACTGTGCGTAGTCGTTTCCAGTCGGGGTAGATCGTGGCCAGTTCGCGCCAGTTCCGCCAAACCCTTATGGGATATAGAAAAGGATGAG